CGCGATATTCCTCGCGGGTTTCGACCACCGAGTCGTCCCACCAGACCTTGATGATGCCGACCTTCTGCACCAGGGCGTCGGTGATCCAGGTGGCGATGATGCCGTAGCCCGGGTTCTTCTTGCGCAGGATGTAGTTCAGGTAGTCGGTCGCCTGCTGCGCCTTGTCTTCGTCGCCCTCGGTGGTGGCCGAGAACTCGACCACGTTTTCGGATCCGCAGAAGGTCTTGATCAGCGGGGCCTGCATGCCCAGCACGGTGTTCTGGACGGTCTTGACCACCACCGACGAACGGCCCTCGATCTCAGGCGGCGCGAGATCGCCCTTGGGCAGGCCGAGGAAGTAATACTCGTTCTTCCGGCGCATTTCTTCCAGCTTGCCGCCCCAGTAGCCGGTGGCCTGGCGCATTTCCGTGTCGGTGAGCGCCTTGAGCTGGTCGTCTGTCAGGCCTTTAGCCATGCTGCTGTTTTCCCATCTGTTGTTTGTCCATGTCCGGCAGCCAGCGGCGCGGGACCAGATCGCTTTCATACGGGCCGCGGGAAGTCGCGCGGATCAGTACCGTCTCGCCACAATCCTTCACCACCACGTAGTCGCTGCCATGAAGAGCAAGCCGCAGATCGTGCAGCGCCGCAGGTTTAGCCGCGCCATGCGGATGCGTCCGCTCAAACTGAGGTATGACGATCTTCATGCGGTTCCCATTCGTGGATAGCTCAGAGCGCCACCGCCCCAAGTTTCGTTTGTCATCGTTTCAGCGTTGATGCACACATAGCGCAGGTTGTCCGCGCCATGGCTGAATTCGTCGTGAAGCGGCGCGCCGGCCTCCCGCGTCTGCGCGTTGATCGCGCGGCGGTAGCGCTTGACGCACTCGACCAGGCGGCCGGTGGTCGGCTGGTTGAAGTAGATCCGGCTGAACGTCATGCGCACCAGCCTGATGCCTTCCTCGACCGACAGGCTTGGCGTGATCGCCACCTCCCAGCCCAGCTCCTGCATGATTTCCTCGCTGCTCTTGCCGGTCTTGAAGTCCTTGTTGCGGCCGTCATGCGGCAGGTAGAGCGTGCCCCAGTTGTAGCGCTTCTCCTTCAGCTCTGCGGACCACTGGGCCAAGGTCTTGTGACTGCCCTCGATGTACTCGATGATGCGAATCGACCCGGCATGCACCTGCACCAGGCTGATCGCCATGGCATCGTTCCAACCAAGATCGAAGACCGGGTGCACCTTGAGAGCCGGGTCATACGGCACCAGGCAGATGCGCGACTCAGCCGAGGCGATCTCGTTGTAGTAAATCGCGCCGGTCACGGCAGGCTTGCACTTGCCTTCCCAGATATTCGGGTAGCCGTCGGGGTCGGTGCGCTGGCAGTGCAGCCGCTCCTGCTCCAGCACGGCTGGAAACCAGGGATTGTCCGACCAGTTCATCAGCACCGAAACGCAGTCGGGCGGCGGCGCGATCACGAAGCGGTAATGCGTTGGGTCCGTCTCCAGCTCGGGGTTGTAGGTGACCCAGATCTCGGAACCATCCACGCGGATGGTCGGAATCAGGATCTTCCACGACCGATCAGACACCGTCTGCGCCTCTTCCACCCACACGATGGTGCAGCCCTCGAAGGACTTGATGCTGTCCGCCGTCTGGTCCGACAGGCCATTGAAGAAAATCCGCGTGCCATTGGCGCCGCGAATCTCCGTCTCTAGCACCTCGTAGAAGTCGGACAGGCCAAGCGCCTTGATCTGGTCTTCCAGCAGCTGATGCACGGACTGCTTGATCGACTTCTGGATTTCACGAGTGCACAGGATGCGCTCGACCCGCATGGAGCCAAGGATCAGCAGCGCGCGCGCCACGCCCCAAGACTTGCCACTACCACGGCCGCCGCGCATTACCTTGTAGCGGTGCCGGTCAAACAGGAACTTCAGTTTCTTCGGGAACTTCGCGTTGACGCTCATTCTTCAAACGTCACGGCAATGCTGGTCGGGCCACCGCCGCCCGGCTTGTTCAATGCCTCCACGGCTTCCTTGTTGGCGCGTAGCAGGTTCAGCCCGATCTCGCTGGAGCTGTTCGCCATCTTTTGCAGCAGCGCTACCGATTGAAGCGCCTCAACAGAGCGGACCGGGTTCACATCGTCCACCTTCTGCAGCTGCTGGTTTGCCAGGATCGACAGGCGGTGCGCGGAAGCGGCGCTGATCTCGGCCGCCGATCCCATGTGCTCGCTGATGTTGGTCAGCTTGCGCGCCAGGTCGGAAACCATCTGCTGCTTGGCGAAAGGCAGGACGGCAAGCTGTTCGGCAAATTGCTTCTGCTCAGCATCAATCCGAATCTTCTCTTTTGCCAATACTTTCAATGGGTTATCGCCGTTCGGCGCTTCGGCTTTATTCGGCTTTATCCTTCGGCGAATCGAAGATTCGTTCACGCCGAACGCGGCAGCCAGCGAGTTGATGGACTCGCCCTCGACAACATGGCGCCGCTCGACCTCAAGCCATTGCTCTTCGGTCAATGCAGATTTGCGGCCCATCTTGTCATTCCCCTTTGAAGTTGGTGTTGCCGCCCGCGCCTCGTAGGAGCCGCAGCGCGGTGATCTGCGCTGCGGCCGGACCCCTCTCAGCCTTTGCTACGTCGGCAAACTGCGCCCGCTTTTCGATCCCCTGCCGCTGGAGCGCTCTGGCAGGTCCGCACGTTGTTACGAGGCGCTGCCGACGGCAGCTTCGGTGATGGACAGGACGGCAGGAGCACCAGCAACCACGGTCACTTCGTCGGTGGCGCTCAGGATGCCGGCGCTGATGGTGATGGTGGCGGCGCCCAGCTTGCCGACGGCGGCGACGGTTGCGCTCATGCCGTCGGCAGCGGGCGTCACGGTGACCACCGAAGGATCGGAGCTGGTCCAGGCCGGCAGGACGTTCACAGGGTTGCCGGCAGCGCTCACGCAGTGGGCCAGCAGGACGGTCGAGCCGGAGTCAATAATTTGGGTAGCCATGTGCTTCACCTTATGGAAAGTTGCGCCATCGAAGAAAACGAACGCGAGCGCCGTGGCGGGCGGGTCGATCGCGTAAATCAGCCAGGTCAGAAACTTGGCCAGCACCTTGCGCATGGCGCCTCCTATCGGGAAGGATTGGAATGCGGCACCAACGCCGCCGTGGCGCTGGCCGTCATGCCGGTGCGGCCGTAGCCCTTGGCGCGCAGGATTTCGCGGGCGCGCTCGGCGTCGGCGAGCTGGCGGACGAGCTGGTCAATGCGCCTGTTATCGCCCGAGGTGACAGCAGCGACGATCAGGTCGCGACGGAAAATGTCACGCATCTGGACTCCTGAAAATGGAAAACGCCCGGCCAAATGCAAAAAAGCCAGCGACCGAAAGGTGGCTGGCTTACTTTTCTCTGGACGAGCGAAGACCGACGGGCGAATAGTAGCTCAGGTTTTTGCGGCTTGCAAGCCCTCAGCACGCCACGCGGGCGCGCAGAATCTTGAACAGGCTCTCGATGGCCAGGTCGAAGGCGGCGTCGAAGTTGGCGCGCCAGACGCTGCGGGTGTTCAGGCCATAGTGGCCCATCACGGCCTCGCGCTCAATGACCGGAAGCTCCCACACTGCGGTGTTCACCTCGCGCACCAGGCGCTTGTTCACCTCGATCTCGATGTCCTCGAAGGATTGGATTCGGGCGTCCGGAGCACCAGCGACTTGGCGCGGCGCGCCATGCGCGAGCGACTCGCCAGTCTGCATCCAGTCGGCCCAGTCGTCCAGCAGGCGGCGCACGTTGTCGTAGTGCTCCTGCTTGACAGACTTGACGGGTGGCGGCGGGACTTCCACCCGGCGCGGCTGCGACGCTGCTGGTGCCGGCGGCGCGCTGACCACCTCGCACAGCTCAACGTCCGCGACGGGAGCCGATTTTCCGCGCCAAGCCAGGGTCAAAGTGTCTCGTTTCATGGTGTTCCTTGCATTCCTCGTGGTGGTTTCAGTGTCTGCTATCACGCCGCCGCGCGCCAGCGCTTTGTAAAAATCTGATGATCCTCAATAATCATGGGCATCAATGGCTATAAGGCTCCGTTGGGAGGTGTTCGCCATTTTCTCGCCGCGCATATCCGGTTTTTTCTTCAATGCGGTCCTGCGCACGGCTGATGCGGTCCATGCTCACTTCCAGATAAGCCATGGTTGTCCGGATGTCCTTGTGGCGCAGGAACTGCTGCACGTCCTGGGCGGGCGCGCCGTTCTCAGACAGCCAGGTGGCGATGGTGCCGCGCAGGCGGTGAGGCGTGACGCCCTTGATGCCGCATGCCAGGTTGGCCGCCTTGATCGCGTCGCGCATGAAGCCGGGCGCATAAGGCGAGCCGTCGGCGTGGCACACCATCAGCCCTTCGACCTGCTTGCGTGGCGCCAGATACTCGGCCAGCTCGCGCAGCACCTTCAGCTGGTCGGCCTCGCGGCCCTTCGTGATGCCCGGCGTGTACGTGTGCCGCTCCCAGTCCAGCCACTCCCAGTAAGCGGTGATCGTTTCCGACTCGCGCAGGCCCAGCCACAGCATCAGGCGAGCAGCAATGCTGATGGCAGGCGAACGCTGGGCAGCGCGGTCGATGGCAGCAAACCAGTTCTGCACCAGGGCCATCGGCAGGATGGCGCGCGGCTTCTTCTGCACGCTCAGGTCGGCGACATCCCACGGCAGGCGCGGCAGGATCTTGCGCTTTACAGCCCAGTTCACCAGCAGCTTCAGGATGCGCAGCCAGTGGTTGGTGGAGGCGAAGTTATGGGTCTTCAGGTGCTGGGCGCGGGCGCGCTCCACCGCCGTGGTGTCGATCTCGCTCACAAGCATGCCGCCCAGCTGGTAGAGGTGCAGCCGCTTGAACGTGTCCACGCTGCGCACGTGGGCGGCGCTGGAGTGGGCCGCGCGCAACTCAAACCATTCGGCGATGATCTCGTTCAGGGTGGGGATTGGCTTGCCGCCGTTGGCGCGCTCGACAGCGTTCTGGTATGCGCGCTTGGCAACCTCTTCAGCAGGGCCTCTGTGGCGCAGCCTGGTGCTGCGCTGCACTCGGGGGAATGGACGGACCTGAAAACGATA